AAAAGCATTGCCAGATGAAGCACAAGAAATTGCGTATGCACATATGTCTTCTGAAGATATTAAATCAACAGATGAGTGTGATGTATATACACACATTTATAAATTACCAGATAATGGTTTTTATGTTTGTCAAGAATTACATGGTGTCAAAATCCCGTCAAGCATTGGTAAGTTTACTGAAGAGAACTTTCCATTTTTGCCGTTGAGAATGATATCCGTAGACAATGAGGATTACGGCAGGTCATATGTCGAGCAATATATTGGTGACCTCAAGTCGTTAGAAGGATTGTCAAGAAGTTTAGTTGAAGGAGCTGCGGCCAGTTCAAAGGTTGTGTTCCTTGTCAAACCAAATTCAAGCACAAAGAAACGTGACTTAGCGATGACCCGTAATGGTGATATCATTACAGGCCAAGCAGGTGATGTTGATGTACTACAAGCACAAAAGCATTATGACTTAGGTGTAGTAGAGTCAGCTATTGGAAAATTTGAACAGCGTTTGTCCTTTGCGTTCTTACTGAATGCAGCCGTACAACGTGATGCGGAAAGAGTGACAAGCACTGAAATCAGATACATGGCAAACGAACTAGAGACTGCCCTTGGTGGTGTCTACAGTTTGTTGTCACAAGAATTACAATTGCCTATTGTAAGATTGCTTATGCAACGAATGAGTAAGAAGGGTGAGATACCTAACTTACCAAAAGGCACTGTGAAGCCCACTATCATTACAGGTGTTGAAGCACTTGGTAGAGGGAATGACCTAGAGAAACTTAGGGAGTTCACCGCAGAAATTGCACAGCTTGCCCAGATTAATCCGCAAGCCGTGTCAATGCTAAACATTGGAGATTTAATCCAACGTATGGCGAACAGTCATGGAATAGATACTGAAGGCTTAATTAAGTCTCAAGAGGAATTACAGGCTGAACAACAACAGGCACAAGAGATGCAACAACAACAAATGATGGAGCAAACTGCCCAGTCTGTTGCACCTCAAGTGGCGAACAATTTAACTAAACCACAATAAGGAAACACAAATGGTAGAAACAACTACAATCAATGAAGGTGTTACTGCTTCTGAAAAGCCAGAAGAAGTTACAGAACAACCTTCAAGACCAGATTGGTTGCCAGAAAAGTTTTCCTCACCAGAAGATATGGCGAAAGCCTACGGTGAATTGGAAGGCAAACTAGGTAAACCTGCGGAAACTCCAGAAAGTTCCGACACTGCTAAAGAAGAAAACCTTAATATAGATAAAGCGGAAGAAGCTGTCGAATCCGCAGGTTTATCTATGGAGAATCTTCAACAAGAATATGACTCTAATGGTCAGCTTGACGAGAAGTCATATCAAGCACTGGAGAAGGCGGGCATCACTAAAGATTATGTTGATGCTTTTATTAACGGTCAACAGGCATTGGCAAACCAACGTGCAGGAGAAATCAAAGGCATTGTTGGTGGTAATGAAAATTACAGCGACATGATGCAGTGGGCTAAACAAAATTTGAATGCACAAGAAATTGATGCATACAATGTGACTGTCAATGGTCGTGACATTGAGCAAACTAAACTTGCTGTCATGGGATTACAGGCACGATACTCAGCAGCCGAAGGTATTGAACCGAATCTAGTTAGAGGACGTTCAGCGGGTGAAGCCAAAGGTGGATACCGTTCTTGGGCTGAAGTGACTACGGCTATGAAAGACCCTAGATATCAATCTGATGAAGCTTTCAGAAATGATGTCCAGAACAAGATAAGTAATAGCCAACTTTAGTTGTGCGACACTTATGTGTGGCAACTGCCAGAACGACAAAGAAAGACCTCTTGAGGGAGACAATCTGGAATTAAGTGAAGGCGTTAAGTCTCTAAATAAACTTAAATCTAACAATCTCAAGAAGGAGAATATACTATGGCAAATGCAGCCCCAGTAAGCGTTGGTCGAGTCAACGCATCAGGTTCAGAAGATGCCCTGTTTCTTAAAATCTTTAGTGGTGAAGTTCTTACATCGTTTGAACAAGCTACAGTAACAGCGGGAGCGGAAATGGTTCGTTCTATCGCTAATGGTAAGTCAGCGACTTTCCCAGTAATGGGCAGAATCGATGCAGCCTACCATACTCCTGGAACTGAAATTACAGGTAGTGATGTAAACCATAACGAGAAGACGATTACAATTAACGACTTGCTAGTATCTAGCGTATTCCTATCAAATTTGGAAGAAGCTAAGAATCACTGGGATGTACGTTCTGCGTATTCGACTGAAATCGGTAGAGCATTGGCTTTCCAAAAGGATAAGCACATCTTGCAAACTATCGGTCAAGCAGCTCAAGGTGCGGCCAACGTAGCTGACACTAGCTATGCGTCTGGTACAGTTCTAACGAACACTGGTATCGCATCTGGTACAGCAGCGACAGCGGCCAATGCAATGATTGATTCATTGTTTGATGCAGCGAAGCAACTTGATGAAAACTATGTTCCTAAAGAAGGACGAAAAGCTTTCATCAGACTAGAAGAATACTACAAAATGGCTAATGCAACTAATGCAGTCAACGTAGATTTCTCTGGTGGTGCTAACGGTGGTGTAGCTGATGGTAAAATCCTAAAGGTAGCAGGAATTGAACTAATTCCAACTGCTCACTTTGGTGATATTGCTGCTGACCTTTCGTCTAATACAGGCGTTCCGGGCGGTTCTGCTACTCAAGGTGGTTCTAATCCACAACAAGTAAACCTTGCTAACTATGTGGCACTTGTCTGTCACCCTAGTGCAGCGGGTACTGTTAAGCTAATGGACTTGTCTTCCGAAATGGAATACGACATTAGACGTCAAGGTACATTGATGGTTGCGAAATACGCAATGGGTCATGGCGTTCTAAGACCAGAAGCAGCAGTGGGCATTAAAGAAGCCTAATTGTTAATAATAAACCAAGGAAAGGTGGGGAGTAAAATCCCTGCCTTTTCTTTTTTTTAGAGGGAAACCATGACAACACAAATTACAGCTACGACAGAACTACAGGCGATAAACACCATGCTGTCATTTATTGGTGAAGCCCCTGTATCTACAATATCATCAACCACTGGTGTTGGTTCAGATGTCGCTATCGCAAAGAATATACTTGATGAAACTTCTATGTCAGTGCAGTCACAAGGATGGCACTTTAATACAGAGAATGAAGTTACATTACAAAGAAACAGTAGCAACAAAGTTGTGCTACCTACAAACTGCGTACACTTAGAAGTCGCAGCCCCATACCAAGCAACCTACGCATACACTCAGCGAGGTGGCTTTCTATATGATTTAAAAAACCATACTGATATCTTTACTTACAACCCAGTTGTTGATTATGTTTTGGTTCAACAGTATGAAGACCTTCCCCAATATGCTAGGCACTACATTGCAGTCAAATCTGCAAGACGTTTCTGTGCTAGATATATGGGTTCACTGGAACTTAATAAGCTTGCATTACAAGATGAAGAAGAAGCACACATTACCTTTGAGCAAGCTGATGCAAGAGCGGGTGACTACAATGTACTAACTGGCAACTACAGCCAATACTACATTATTAACCGTACTAGAACTCAAGTAATTTAAGGAAAATAAATGGCAACTAGGCTTACATCACAATCAATACCAAATCTTATTAATGGTATCAGTGAACAGAACCCCGTTCAGCGTAATCCTGCCCAAGGACAGACACAAATAAACTTTCAGTCTAACATTGTGGAAGGGTTGAGCAAACGCCCATCTCTACACCACATTGCTAACGTCCTGTCTAGCACTGCCTTTCCAAACAATTCTGCCGTACACTGGATTAACCGTGACTCTGATGACCAGTATGTTGCTGTCTTTACTAATAACGCCACACCAAAAGTTTATGATTTGGCAGGTAACCAAAAGACTGTAAGCACACCCAATGGCACAAGTTATCTTGCTACAACTAAACCAATAAACAATTTAAAATTTGTTAACATTGCTGATTATACTTTTGTAGCTAACACGGAAAAAACTATTCTAGAAGACACTGCAACTACCGCAGCTAAAGTAGAAGAGTTTTTAGTTTACTGTAAAAGTTCAAACTATGGTCGTGAGTATTCAGTTAAATTAACGCATCAAGATTGGTCATACGGTTATGAAGTACAGTTTCAAATGCCTACAGGAAATGACTCTAGCACTGATAGTCAGTTTAGAGATACGAACAAAATCATTGATATTCTTTTATATGGAACATCTTCTGCCGATTGGTCTAGTTCTGCCGATGGTATTGGCTTCAGAACAATAAGAAGCGATAC